CGCTTGTATAAGCGACGTTTCTGGTCATATCAATGTAACCAGCGCCGCTCCAGATAGAGTTTCCAGCAGCGCCTACTTCAATCGCCTTGCCCAAACCCCACGCACTCGGCGTGACCCCGAGGCCGAGGTTGCCGGAATCGGTAAGATTTAATATTGGGCTACCGTCGCTTTTTTGCCATTCGTACGTATTAGCACGATATGCGGCGGCTACGTTTGCCGATGCAGCGTCGTTTAGATAGTTTTGGCGAACAGCAGAGCCGGATGTCTGGAAGTAAATGTTGTACCCAGCACTTGTCTGAACGTGTAGTTTCGCACCCGGCGAACTCGTCCCGATGCCGACGTTAATCCCCGACGCTGTGTAGAGCGAGGTGGAGGTGAGGCGCATCAACTCGCTTGCGCCTTGAAGCCAAATTTGGTCAAAACTTGAAGACGGTGTGTAGTAAGCCAATGCGCCGCTTGACATCAACTGCACAGATGAACCGCCATAAGCGGCGATATCAAATTTACCCGCAGATGTTTTGACGGCTACCCTGCTATTTGTCTCAAAAGAAGAGGCACTGCCGATATTTAGCAATGAGGAGCCTAAAGTACTCCCATCAAACGTCAGCGCACTCCCACTGGTCGCCACCTTGCTGCCGTCCAGATACAGCACGCCGTTGGCGGTGCCGCCGTTGAGCGTTACGGTCGAGGAGGTGGTAAGTGTAGTGAACGCGCCGGTCGATGCGCTGCTCGCGCCGATGCTTGTGGCATCGATGGTGCCGCCGTTGATGTCAATCGTAGTGACCGCGCCGCCGTTCGAGACCGTCGCGCCGCTAAAGGACACCGTGCCCGATGCCGTGAGGTTAGTGAACGTGCCCGCTGCGGCGGAGTTTGCGCCGATGGTTGTGCCGTCGATGCTGCCGCTGTTGATGTCGACGTTCGTCACGCCCGCAGTCATTCCTGCGCCGACGAGTGCGCTGGCGGTGATCTTTTTCGTCTCCGTTGCGCTCGTGTCCACAATCGGGAGCACGTCCGTTGATGCGGCTACGTCTCCTTGGGCGAGCGATGTCAGTGCACTAATTTTCTTGTCTGGCATTCTGCTATCTCCATCCGTTCATCCACCCGCCGCGAGAAGGCACGGGGCGACGTTGTGGTTTTTGCGGTTGTACTGTGACTTGCGTTTCGGTAACTGGTTCGACCTTGCGGTTCGGCAATATCATCGGCCCGTTGCGCCCTATGAACGCTGCGTAGGCGTAGACCAAGCAGTCGAGGGCTTCCGTGCGACTGCCCGAGGAGCGCGGCTTATAAGACCGCACGCGCCGCCCCTGCACCATGCGATAGATCAATGTCTCGGCGGTCAACTGGTCAAAATAGACCTCATCGACCGAGACGGGAAAATGAATGTATCCCGCCCCCGGTTGGTGCACGCGCTTCATGCGCCCGTACAGCACATCTTTGGCTGTATCTACACCGACTATAAAAACCTGCGCCGAGGTTTTCCCTGCCCGTCCCGCTGACTTCGGCCAGATCAACCGTCCGAAGCCACCGGCTCCCTTGATCGCCCACACGCGCCGCGCTTTGCGTTTAGCGCAGTAGGCATAGACTTGCTGCGTAAAGTGACCGCCCGAGTCGATAGCCTGGGCCTCGATCAGTAGCGGTCGTCCGTCCTCGGTCTCGCGTTTGCGAGCCATGTATCCGTCGAGGTCGTGCCACAGCGAATCGCTGCCAGGATCACCTCGCAGCACTCCGTGCTCGACAATCCATGTCTCCTCGTCCTTGCCGAAGCCGACGATAGTTACCTCTAGCCGGTCGTCCTGTACGTCTACGCCAGCCGTGAGCATGAGCACCTGTTGTGGGATGCTCTGTGCGGTGTACGGTTCGCGTCGCTGCGCGAGTCCTACCGTCTCCACCTGTTCGCCGCGTTCCTCGTAGGTTTCCCCAAGCGCCGTGTTGATCCACGTTTGCAGCGTTTCGGGAAACCTTTTCGCTTGAATAAACGCGACCGCCATCTCCGCCCATGTAGACCACGGAGAGTACAACTCGCTTATGTGAAACGATGCGATACCCGAGAATGGCTTGCTCCCGCGCCACTCGCCAGCCTGTAGCATCTCCGCCTTGTCCGCCTCGGTCAGCATTGCACCGCACGCCACACAGACGTACTCGGCTAACTCTGGCTGACCTTCCGGCCATTTAACCTGTGCCCACACGAGCCGCTGAAACTCACCGCAGTGCGGGCATGGCACATAGTAGAACCGCTGATCGCCCGACTCGAAACCGGCCTCAATGCGGCTCGATCCTTTGATGGTCGGGGTCGATCCTGCCAAGACTTTGCGACTCCAAAACGTAGCCGTTCGCTTACGGCCCAGCGAGATCGGGTCGCCCTCTGTGCCCGCGCTCGACGGATACCTGTCTACCTCATCGAATAGCACGATCCTAATTGGCCGCGAGGCTAGACCCGAAGGGCTATTCGCTCCGGCCACCGTCAGATGCCCGCCGGTGAACTTCTTGTGCAGCAGCGTGTTGCCGCTGTCCCGTGCCTTGGGGTCTGCGATCCGTTCGGTCAGTGCTGGCGTGTCCCGCACCATCGGTGCGAATCTGTCCTTGCTCCACGACTCGGCCATCTCTAGCGTCGGCTGCACGAGCAGCATCGGCGCAGGGTCTTGGTGAACGTGATACCCGATTACGTTGTTGAGAATCTCCGTCCAGCCTACCTGTGCGGATTTCTGAATCCAGACCTCTTTGACCGTTTCATCTGTGACGGCATCCATGATGCCGCGCTGGTACGGTGCTCGAGAGGTGCGCCATACGCCGGGTTCGGCCGCGCTCTCACTCGATAGTTTCCGGTACCGATTCGCCCATTCCGAAATCGTCAGTTTCGGTGGCGGGTTCCACGTTCTCGCCGCTCGAGTCAATGCTTTCGATACGCTCGACGTGAGAGGTATTCTCTGCGAGTTCGACGAGAGCGTTGTCGACTTCCTCGCGGATACGTCCTGCGATGATGTTTGCATTCGTTTGGTTCACCAACTGCGGGGCGAGTTTCGTCGGCATCGCCAGCAGTTTCGCTTTAGCACTCGATATATGGTCGGCCCAAGTATTTACGACGTCATCGAGGTACACAAGTTCGCCTCGGCTGATCGCGTTCTCAATAGCCAGTTTGTCGCCTTGCTCTCGCGCCAACCGAGTCTTTTCGGCCAATAGGTCTGGCGTATCTGGGTTGACGTTCGGCCCGCGCTTTTCCAGCGCAGACTGTAGGTATCGGATATACCACGCCATGCAGGGGCCGAGTTCGTACTGCCCTCTGCCTACCGTTGGCAGTCCCTCTGCCTTTAATTGGTAAACCCTTCGCGTTGTAAGGTTTAGCGCCTTCGCGATGGCTTCTACATTTACAGGCATTAGCGACTCTTAATCTTACGAAACTTCTCGTCAACAATAACAGGAGCGGTGTTCTTCCAAGTAACTTTGTGATGGATGCGTCTGTGATTGGCTCCCATCTCGGTAATTTTTACCGATGAAGGGCAATACAGTATCGAGTAGAAACTCTTGACGTAGGTTCCATAGTCAAGATAAAGGTCGGTCATGCCCGACGCATTGCTCTGCGTCATCTTTTGCTGAATCGCTAAAAGAGGAATCGTAAAGAATAAATGACCTTGCAAGGTTAGCAAGGTATAAGTGTTCACGTCTTCGTTGATTCTACCGATAAACTTAAAAGGTCGATCAGTGCTACAGATAAAGGTGTTCATCACCTTTCTAGTGGGTTTGATCTTTTTAGCCATCGAGCCGTTCTTGCCTCCTATGAAATCGCCGCCCTGAGCAATCGCGATTGAGGTAGCAGGAATAGACTTATAGTAATCGAGCAGATGATCTAATAAGGCATCAAGATTCTTGATACACCAGTCGCCGTATTGTTGCTTATCGTTAAACTTGTATCGAAAGTCCGTGTAATCGTCGTCTAACTGAAAGAAGTATTTAACACCTATACTTTTTGCGATATCGAAACACGCGTTACGTGCGTAGATAACTCCTCTACGCCCTTCAAAGTTATCGCCCTCGTCGAAGGTTTTAGCAACTTCTTTTTTAGAAAAAACGAGAACCTGTCCAGGATACCTTCTGCGGTATTCCTCAAGTGTCTTATCCTCGTCGTCAACGATAAGGTATATTTTTCCAGTATATCCAGAACGCTTAAGAGTGTTGATCGTATAAACGCGATCAGGTCTCCCATGCGTCAGGATAAAGGTAGCAAACTCGCTACTCCTCATCGTCATCGGAGTAGTCCTGCGTGTATTGCTCCATGATGTTTTTAGTCAAGGAGACGTAGCCGTTTTCAATAGCCTTATCGAAGTCGATGATCACTAGAGCCGACCGCTCCATTAACTCCTGCATCTCTGCATTAGCATGAGCATAGTAATCGGCCACTAGCCTAAAGTCGAAAACAGTATGACGTTCCGCAGCGAAAGCCAAGAACCGCTTTTCATCTTCATTCAGATTTGAAGATTTAATGTCTCCTAGTAACTTTTCCACCTTCTCTCGATTGCAGAGAGATTCGATGCTTGGCTTATCGTTAGACGGCTCGTACTTTGGAGCCTCGATCTTTCTCGTATAAGGTTCTTCGGCTGCCTCTGCGATATCGTCCATCGACAGAGCCGCGATCTCTTCCGAGGTAAAGCCCGTCAGGTCGTTCGATACGCCCAGGTCGCCTAGTTCCTTCAACTCTAACGCCAGTAATTTTTCATCCCATCCTGCGTTAAGAGCAATCTTGTTGTCCGCGATAACGTAAGCCCGTTTCTGTGCCGACGTTAAACCCTCGAGTCGTATACAAGGGACGGAATCTAATTCTAATTTACGAGCAGCGGCTACTCGGCCGTGTCCTGCAATAATTCCGTTTTTCTCATCTATCAGAACTGGGTTTGTAAACCCAAACTCGCGGATACTTCCCGCAATTTGGGCTACCTGTGCATCGGAATGCGTTCGGCTGTTCTTCGCAAAAGGGATCAAGTTACCGACTGCGATCGTTTCTATCTTTAACATGGTCAAGTTAAGATCACCGAATGGCTGTGTTTTTTCAACTTTACTTTAGTGAAGTGAAACCCGTACCGAAACTTCTGTGGCTAGAAATAGCAGGGGGTCCGAATTACCCCCAGATGCGATACCTG